GTTGTCGGCTTGCAGGCGGCGCTGCTCGGCCCATGCTTCCAGGCTGGCTTGCTCGGCTGCCCGGATGGCTTTAAATATGTCGCGGCGCTCATCTCCGCACAGGCCCGCTTCGTCCAGGTAGGCGCGCACACCCGCATAGTCCAGGCCTTCGCGACCGGCCACGCCGTTGCGCCACTGGCTTTGCACAGCGACCCAAACTTGCCAGGCCCGCAGGTTGCAGGGCCAGAGGTAAATAGGCGCGTCCGCTTGTGGCGCTTTGGGCTGCAGCCCAGACGGTGCGAGCTGGTCCAGGCGGCACAGCAACGCACCCATGGGGGTTGATGTGTCAATGCTGGCGGGCTTGGCAACGTCTTGGACATGGCTGCGTTCGATCAGTAAGCGGACGGCCTGCGCTAGTTTTTTTCTTTAACGCCCGACTCGTGGATGTAGGTGCGCCATACCAGGAGAGACAGCCCACGGTGGGTTTTGAGCAAGGCGCGCATCGCGTCTTCGCTGTAGGCTAGCTGGGCGTCGTTTTCATCGCGCACGCCAGACCAGTTGGTGGTGATCTCAACCAGTTTGTTGGTGATGGCGATGTGGTTGCCGGTTTTTGCGGCATCAATTACGAGGCCGGCCTGGGCGGCGTTGAGTTCGTCCTCGTCGAGCCGTTTGGCGATGAGGTTGAAGTCAAAGTCCTGCTGCTTGCCGTCGGCATCACTAAGGATGCCTTTAATGGCAAATCCTACGTGGTTGGAGATGCTGATCTTGATTGACATGATGTGCCCGATAAAAATGTGGCCCGAGAACAGGAGAAGCGCACGGCGTGGCAGGCTCGGGCGAGACCTGCCGGGCAGAATGGAGTAACCGCCCTGCCGTGCGCAAAACCGATTTAGGAGCTGTAGACGGTTGGCATGTTGTGGGCTTCGATGCCAAGCTTCATTTGCACCACGCCCTGGGCTTGGCCGGTTGGCACGCCAGATGCGCTGCAGTAACCGGTGAGCAGCATCTTTGCGCCGGTGCCGAAGCGCAGGCGCACGGCGCGTTTGCTCTTGGCTTTGTAGGCCTTGTTCATTTCGATGAACGCGGGGTCGGTCAGGTCAAACAGGCTGTCCATAGCGAACGACAGGGGCGACACCACGGTGGGAACACGCTTGCGCACCAGGTCGTGGATGGTGGTAACGTCGGCCATTTCGGCCTCGCCGCCGGACACGTTGATGGTCTGCGCGGTGGTCATGCTGGCACCAAAGGTGACGACCTGAATGGTGCCGCTGACGAACGTGCCGTAAGCGGTGGTGTCTTCGCCTTCCAGCTCGAACGTTTTAGGGCCGGCGAGGACGTTGGCAACGCGGAAGATGCGGTCGTTCACCTCAGACATGCCATTGGCCGTCAAAACGATGTAGTCACCCGTGGTGGGGTTGACACCGCCTGAATACGTGCATACACCCGTAGCCGCTTTGGTGATGTTGGTGATGGTGATGGCCGTAGCGAGTGCGGTTTGGATGTCGATACCGACGTTAGACCAAAAGATGGGATTGGACATGGGGAGGTCTCCGGTTAGGGTTGCAAAATGGAATTGGCCGCCGTGGCGTGCCGGATGGAAAACAGAACGGTGGCGCAGGCGGTGGTTTCGCCGTCCACATCAAAGTCGTAGTTGACAGAGGTGATGACCAAGTCGCCCACCAGGCCGCCCAGGCTGCGGTTTTGCTGCAGTCGGGTGACGACGGACTCCAGCAGTGCATCGACGGCTACGTCGGGCGAGGTGCTGGCGCCGCTGCGCGCATAGCATTCGACCGCTACGGCAGTAGCCCATACACCGCAGACGTTTTGCCCAGCGGCGGCATCAACCTCTGCGCCCAAGATGCGCACCACTACAGCCGATTGCACGGTGCTGGGTAGCACCCGCATACGCGCACGGTAGATGTGCGGTGACACGGGGGCAACAGCGTTGAGCTGGGCCACCATGGCGCCGACGACGGAGGCGAACGCGGTGGTCATGCAAGCTCCAGCAGCAGGCGGCTAATGCCGGTGCCGTCTGGCTCGTGCGCGGCCACCAGGTAGGTGCTGCCGCCCACCACAACCGTGGTGCCAACCGGGTCGGCAGGCACTTGGGTAGTGGGCAGGGTGACAGACGGCTGGGTGCTGGCCATGCCGTAGGGGCCGACTGCGCCCAGGCTGCTGGCGTTGTCAAAGATCACGGCCACGCTGGCGCCGCCCACGGTTGCCAGTTGGGCAAAGCCGAGGGTGGTGTCAAAAAATGTGCTGTGGTCTTCGGCAAACATGGGGCAGCCTTAGACGGACTTTTTGACGCCAGACAGGCTGACGCCAACGACCTGCGGGCCGGTGCCAACAGTGCCCACGTATTTGATGTAGCGGCGCACCTGCTTGCTTTGCACGACCAGGCTTTTGATGTCTGCCGTGGTGGTGCTTTGCGTGAAGGTTGCGCCTGCTACGTCGGCAAAGCTGGAGTTGTCGGCGCTGTCTTGAATCTTGCCGTCTAGCGTGCCGGTGCTGGCGCCGTGGTTTTGCACGATGAGCACGGGGCCCTCGTAGTCGAGCAAATCCACACCGCTACCGGTGGCGGCGGCGGTATTGGCACACGATGCAGCGGCCAGCATGACGACGGTGGTGGCGTTGCCGGGAAAATTAAATTGGCTCATGGGGCGGCCTCATCAGAAGGGGTGGCGGCCTCGGGTTCGGCAGCGGGTTTTGCTGCCGCCTTGGCGGGTTTGGTGGGCTTGGCGGCGTCAACCTGGGGGGTAGCGCCGGGCGTTACCTTGCCTGCGGTGGCAAGCTCGGTGCCTTGCACGCGGGTCAGAAAAACGGTGGCGCCAATGTCTACGCGCTCACCGGCCATGCAAATGGCGCGGGTTACGGTGTAGGGCTGCAGCGCATCCGCAGCGGGGGTGGTGTCGGGGCGGGCCATGGTGGTGTGCGTCCTTTAAGACCGGGCCAGCGGTTGAGGGCTGGCCCGGTGCTTTATCAGGTGATGCTGGTGGCGCGGCTAAACGCTGCGGCCTGGCGGATGCCAATGTCCACCGACTGGATGGCGCGGATGCCGGTGATGGCGGCGGTAAAGTTGGCGTAGGGGTTGAGCGCAATCTCCAACATGCTCCACTCGCCAATGACCACTTGGCTAAAGTCGCCAAAAATCATACTGGCAGCGGTCATTTGCGTGGTGGTGCTGGCGCGGTAGCCGCAGGCTTGGCCTTCGAGCACGGAGCCAGTCCACAACGGTGTGTCGGTGTTGGCGAAGCGGGCACGCTGCATCAACAGGCCAGCCACAGTGGGTGTGGTGAGGTACGCAGATCCGTCTGCCAGGGCGTTGGCGGCACCGGTGTCGGTCTGGAACTCGATCATGCCTGCCAGGGCGATGGATGTGCCGGTGACGGAGCCAATACCGGCCGTGTTGCTGATGCCGGTGGGCTGGCCGCTGGAGCCAGAGCCTTCCAGGCCAGCCAAGTCGATGGCCAAGGCCAGCACTTTGGCCAGGTCGTTCATGACCAAGGCTTCGGCGGCTGGAGTGCTTTGCAGCATGAGCTGGCGGCTCAGCTCGGTGTAGGCACCCAGGGTCTTGGGGGCCAGTGCCAGTTGGCCAACGGTTTGCTGGCTCTCGGTAATGCCAGTGGCCTCATTGGCCAACCAGTACGCTGTGGCCGCGCCGGTTAACTTGGGGATGGCCACATTGCCCACCAGGCCGGGCAGCATGGTGGCGCCCAGCTTGGCCAGCACGGAGCGGGCGCGCAGCAGGTCGATAAAGTTGGCGCTTTGCAGGTCTGTGGCTACCAGGTTGCCGCCAGCGGAGGCGGTGGCAACCGTCAGGTCACGCTTTTGAATGTCCATGGGCATGTAGAAACCGCCGTGGATTGCCTCTTGCAGGCCGGTGCGCTTCAAAATTTCGTTGTGGCATTCCAGCTCGAACTCGGCGCCCTTCCAATTCTTGTCAGTCAAGGCACGGATGGCTTTGAAGACCGAAAAGCGCTTTTGCTCTTTGGCAGACAAGTCCAGGTTGGTGGCCTGCGTGGTTTGCGCAGCGGTCATGGCGTTCATGATGAGGCCGCGCACCTGGTCAACGGTCTGGCCTTTTTCGATGCCTTCTTTGGCGATGGCCACGCCGTTGAAGCGGGCAAACTGCTCGCCAATGGCCAGAATTTCGAGCATGGAGCGGCGTGCGGATGCGTCAGCGTTGCGCACGTCTTGGCTGGTAATGGCGGGTGCTGCGGGGGCTGCAGCGGGTGCAGCGACGGGTTCGGGGGTTGCGGTTGTCATGGGAATGGTCTCCGGTGTGGATTTGCTAAAAATGGGGGTCTCGAACGGGGATGCATCAGCGCTTTGTGCGCTGCGGCCAATGCCCACGGTTGCGTCGGCGGGGCAGCTGACGATGGATACCTCGTAAGGCGTCCAGTCGGTGATGCGGTAGGTGGCGTTTTCTTCCATCTCCACCTCGCCGTCTGCGTTGTCTGCAGCGCCCACCACTACGGCGGCATGGATCTGGTAGCCCACGCTCACGTTTTGGCGAATGCCGTCTACAACGTCTTGGAAGACTTCGCTTGCCCGCACGCTTTTTCCAAAGCGCACCACGGCGCGACATACCCTGTCGGCGCCGATCTGGACGGACTCAATCACTCCAATTTGGTCTGTTGTGTCGTGGTCGCACAAGAGCGGGCCACCACGGGTGAGGCGGTCAAGGCGCACGGCCTTGGGGCTGCAGTCCAATACTTCGATGCCCCAATAGCGTTCGTAAGGGGTCTCGGATGCAAAGGCCAGCTCTACAGTGCGGGCAGCCTCGTCAATAGTGTCGCGCTTGACCAGGAATGCGCGGTGCAATGTGCTGCCAGGCTTGATGGCTTTGACGGACTGGGCTTGCGTGTTCATGACCGTGATGGTCAGGCTTACGGAAGGAAATGTTCAGTCCCAATTTGAGAAAATATAGGACGTAAAAAAGCCCCATCACAGGGCTTGGTTATCGTTTGCTGCAAAGGGCCACGGTGCCTGTGGAGTCGTATGAGGCGTAGAGGTCTTTGCCGCTGGGCTTGGTGGGCTTGCTTGTGTCGCAGGTGGCACCCACTGGGGCGCGGTCTTTTGTCTTGACCAGCACACCATCAGTCAGTGTGTAGGCCGGGCGCGTGGCTAGCTTGCCATTAGGCTTTACTGTGTACCACTCGCAATCGCACTCCACTACTACCGGCGCATCTACATGCCAAAGCTCGCACAAGCACTGGGCCTGCGAAAGTGTTGGCATTGACACCAGCACAGCAACCATGGTCAGTCGGAACATGTCTAGACTCTATCAAGCGACATCCGCTCAATTTCTATCGTTACAGCCGTTCCAGCAGCGGCGGCAAGCACTTGTACTCGGAAATCAACTGACGTAATACCGTCCGATGGGACCGTTATTTCCGGCCCAACGAATGTGTGCGTTCCATCTGTCAATCCGCTGTCAGCGTTGCTTGAGCCATACGCTGATATGGCATGCCCGGTGTTTGCAGCAGTGCCGACAAAAACAACGGTTGCGTTGATGCCTTTGAGCCCAGATCCACTTACGTTTGTCAGCTTTACCCGGAACTTTGGCACCAATTTTTGCCCTGCGGTAAATCTGCTCGAAGAAACGGCAGTAACCGCGCGAGAGCGGATATAGTCATTAGCTGCGCTTGGTGTGAATACACATTTCAGCGCGTACCCAGCGCCATCTGTGCCGGTGACTGTTGAATAGACCGCCGTACCTCCAGCACCACTCAAAACGCTATCAACCTGGAGCCCCGCTGGGATTGCTGTTGATCCCGCCGTATTTCCGGACCCGGAGACAGCATTGATGGTGCCGCCTGTGTTGGTCCACGGAGCGTAGTCCCATATGTTTTCGTTAGTCGAGCTTGTTCCGTAGTTGTCTGCGTTAGATGTGGTAAGCGCTTGAATACGAGGGATCAGCGCACCAATGGCGTCATAGCACGCCTGCGCTTTTGCTGCGCGCCCACCAAGAGGTGATTCATGGATGCCATCCGAAGCCAGATAACCGGTTCGTGGTGAGCCTTTAGTGGCTGCAATCGGATTGCAGGAGTAGTAAAAGGTGTCGGCAAAATACACGTTTCCGCGTGTTTGCGCCTGCTTTTTGCACCACTTGTTGACAGTCAGATAAACCTCAACAATCGCGGCTGTGTTGCCTGTTGTAATGCCTGGTGGTCCGATTAAAAGTACCTTGCGCCCGGCACCCAGGAATTTATCCAACATCGTTTGGCAATTGGAGATTGTTTGCGCGGCTGTCAGCCCAGCGTTAACGGCATCGTTGTACAGCGGGATTTGAAAGAACACCCACGCTGAATCGTAGTCAAGCACATCGGCCTCGTATCGCGCCAGCATATCGACAGACGTATTGCCTGATACCCCCGAATTTCGCACAAGATGCAGAGAGCCACCCAGCAAGCTGTTCAACCAGACCCAGTACGCATAATCGGAAAATACACTCCGATTTGTTGCAAGCATCACTTTTGTCGCCACCGCTGCGGTAGACCCGTCAGCGCCAGCGCAAGGGAAACTGAATGAATTTGCCGTTAAATACGTGACTGCGACATCACGCACGTTGTACGTTGAATCTTGGCAGTTGTTGATGTCGGTAATCTGACCAGAACCAAGCCCGTGCGATGCCGCTGTTGCAGTTGCTACGCCACCTGATCTTGAAAGAGATGTGATTGTTGATATGCCATTGATGCGGTGCGTCATGGAGTCACCAAATGCAATCACCGTATTTTGAGGACTCCCAAGCGAGATCACCCGCCCCCCCGGCCCCACCAGCCCTGTGACGTTGCCGGAGGTGTCGGTGGCGAGATATGGCTTCAGCTCGCTCTGTTGAGGGTTCAAAGCACGGTCTGTGTCTGTGGCGCGTCCAGAGT